CTATAAATTATCCATGACATTTCTGAGTTTAATCGTTTCTTCTTTTTCTACTTCTTCTAATAAATGGCTATATATTGATAGAGTAGTAGTCACATTAGCATGACCTAATCTTTTACTTATATAATGAATAGACACACCTTTATGCAATAGGTAAGAACAATGCGTATGCCTTATACTATGCAACGTATATGCGCCAATTTGATGTTCCAAGCAAAATTTATTTAATACTTTGGTCACGGCATTATTTGTTATTAACCCTTTACCAGTATTAAATATGTGACCATCTATTTGTATTGGTCGTTCTTTTAGACTGTTTAATAAATATTTCATCTCTTTATCGGTAATAGGTATAGTCCTATCAGATGTTTCTGTTTTAGTTCCAGGTAGATGTATCATATTGTCTTTCTTTATTAGATCGCTATATTTTAATTTCTGTACTTCTCCAAATCTCGCACCCGTAATTATCAAAATATATATGAACAGATATGACAGTTCTTTTCTGCCTGTTACATAATCTTTCAAATTAGTATAATTATCTATCGTCATAAATTTAGTACTTTCATGTTGTGATGATTTAGTACCATATGGCTTGGCTTTATATGTTGGGTCTTTAAATATTAGCCCTTCACTAACTGCATCTTGTAATGCTGCTCTTAAACATAAATGTAATTTTTGTACACTATTTGTAGTTCGCCCACCTTTTCGTGGAGTTAAATATAAACCTTCACCATATTCTTTAAGTAGTTCTCTATATTTCAACTGTGTTAATTTATTAATAGGTAAGTCACCAAACTTTTCTTCAAATACGTCTATAGAAGATTTATAACGTAACATAGATTTCTCTGATATCTGCCCTTCTTTATTAACACTTAACCAACTATTGTAATAATCTACAAAGGGAACATCATTTGTTAAATCAAAGCCTTTTGTTAATTGATTGTACAATTCATTGCCTTTTTCTGTTGCTTCTCTTTTAGTCAAAAATCCACCTTTTCGATAACGATTTCCATCATATCTAAAATCATATTGCCACGTTTTACCTCGTTTAGTAATATTCATCATGTCACTCCTCAAAATTGGTTAAATAAAAAGGGCATTACTGCCCTAAACCTGTAGCATCTATATATTCATTACCATCTTCATCTGTTTTTAATTCGCCTTGTGTTTCTTTAGAAATAGAAGGGTCAAAAGCAGATGGATGTCCCCCTTGACCACCTTGTGGTTGTTCCTCCATTTGTGACTCATCATGAGTTGTTGTTTTAGTACGATCATACTCTTTTTGACTAATACCATCTTGTTTACCCTCAACCGATTTAGGCTCTTGTTGTGTTTCTATTGTGGTATTTTCTTGTTGAGTTGTAGGTTGTTCAGTTGTTTCATTATTTTGTGTTTGGTTTTGAGTTTCTATAGTTGTCGTGTGGTCAAATCTTTCTAAATTAGATAATTTATACGTCTTCTTACCTAATTCTTTGTCTGTATTACCCTGAATTACTTTTAATGTTACATCGTTATCATCTTCTAAATTATACGCAACTACACCTTTAGCTTTACCATTTTTCTTAATAGTATCTGTCATATTTTCAAAGTATTCTTTATATTTTCCTGTTGTAGGTGTAGAACCAACTTCAAGTTTATTTTCGATGTTTTTATTTTCTTGATAAACTTTCATTGCAGCAACCCAAAAGGCTTGTGCAGAAAAATCTTCATCAGTTTTATTAGTAGCTTCGTATGTGAATACAATCGTTTCTTTACTATCTGTTTCATCACTTGCATTACGCAATTTAACATCTAAGATTTTTATGCTACCTTTATTTAATGTAACTAAATCATTTTTAAAACCCACTTTATTTTCTTTAGACTCTGTTTTGTTTTCCGAATCTTTAATTGTTTCTTTCTTGTCTTTCTCTCCACATGCTGATAGTAGTAATATTGAAGCGAATAAAATAACGAGAACTCTTTTCATTCCACAAATCTCCTTTATTCGAATTGTATATGTTTAAACACCTGTAATGGACTAAACTTAATCACATAGCCATTGTGGTAGGTGGATAATCCAAATTTCATTTTATAATGTTCTAAAACATCATTAATGTAATTTTCGCTTACCTCGAAATAATTTGCCATTTCAAAAATATTATGAACTCCATCATTATAAGCTGAAATAATACCATCTAATGAAATTAACAATTCATATCCGTATCTTCTTGCTTTTAATTCATACTTTCTATTCATTAATATTTTTTGATCAGTAATATTTCCATATGTTAATTCGTGGTGACCTATTTCTTCAGCTAATGTTTCATGTTTTTTTATAGCAGTCATTTTATTTTTTATATAAATAGTACCATCATAATACAAACCACTTTGAAATGAAGGTAAGTGATTCGTTTCATATATCTCGATGTCTTGATTTATTAATAGTTGTTCATACCCCATGTAATCACCCTTTGCGTCTGTTTTTAACAAATTCAATAAATTGTTCTACTTCTTTCATCTCTTCTTCTGTAAGGTCAGATTTATCAAAATGTGCTGCAACTGTAGGTTGCTCTTCTACTTCTTCAAAACCCATAATATATGAAGGTGATACTTTCAATGCTTTAGCTAACTTTACTATTTTATCTCTTTTCATGTTTTCGATATCGCCAGTTTCCCATTTTCTAACTGTAGATTTTCCAACTCCGACAATATTACCTACTTCTTCTAATGTTAATCCTAATTCAAGTCTTCTTGCTTTTATGTCTGGTTTCATAATATTTGTCCTCCTAATTGGTATGTTTCAATTATAATATCAAAGTTTCTTAAAAGCAACACTTAAATAGGAAATAACTAAAAAAGTTTCTTTAAAAGACACTTTTGTGTTGACATAGTGTTATATCAAGGTTAAGATAAATGTATCCTTTAAGACACAAAGGTGGTGGCAAAATGCATCCGAATAAACTGAAATCTCAAATGGCTTTAAAAGAAATATCAGTTAATGAATTACTAGATCTAATTAATAAAAAAGGTATTAAGATGTCTAGGAATTCATTCTACAGACGAATGAACAAAGTTCATGAATTTGATAGAGCTGAGATATTAGCTATTGTAGATATTTTAAAGTTATCTGAGAAAGAAATGTTAGATATTTTTTTTAAACAATAAGTGTCCTAAAAGAAACTTAAAGGTATTGGATACTTAAATGAATTCAGCGCTATAACTGAATGTGGTGTATTAGTGCTGATGGAACTAAGGAGGGATATTGATGAACACTCTACTAAACATTGATTTACTCAATGAACTCATTGATCAACGTGTAGAAGAGAAACTAAAAGAATTACGCAATGAACAATTACCTAGAGAAATGACGATGAAAGAATTAGTCAAAGAAACTGGGTGGAGTGAATACTACATTAAGAAAAACATTATTAATCGTAATTACTTCAGAAGAAAAATTGAACCTTTTACTACATTCAGTAAAAACGGTAGAGGAAAGTTCAGTTTCGACAGAAGAAAAATGATTGAGTTTATCGAAGAGTACAAAGAAGAAATTAAAGAAAGGGCGAAAAACGGATGAAATATATCACATTAACAATGTTCTTAGTATTAGAATTCTTCATCATTGCAGCATTTAGTGTTACACCATTTGAACATTCATTTATGTTTTGGTTTCTCACAGTGATGTTGTTTGAAGTATGGGACCAAGTAAAAGAAATGGAGCGTGATCAATTGAATGAATAAAATGACAGTCAAAAATTTAGTTACAAGAGGATGGTCTGATAGACAAATTGCAGAGTTTTACAACATCGATAGAACTTCAGTTATATATTTTAGGAAAAAATTTGGTATTAAACGAGAAACTACAGTCGGAAGAAAGGGAGAACTTATAGCAATCAAAATGCTAGAAGAAAAAGGTTATGAAGTAAAAGATATGAACTTGGTAGATAAAACTGCACCGTATGATTTGTTGATAAACAGTGAAATCAGAGTTGAAGTTAAAACAGCAAGTTTATTAGGTAAAAACCAATCCTACAAATTTATACTAACTAACCCACCGAGTTCCAGATGTATAGAAAGTGAAATACGAACAATCTTAAATAGTGGAAGATCTCTTAAACACTATGACAAAACATGCGACATTATGATGTTTGTTGGAATAACTGAAGAATTGGTATGGATAATGCCTTCTAAAGTAATGGAAAGCAGAATAGGTACAGTTAGTCTCAACACTAGAAGAACAAGATATGCAGGTTACTTAAATAACTATGAAGAAATAGAAAAAGCCCTTGAATTAAGCGCCAACTTAAAACAGGACTTTAACAAATATTAATATGTGGTCTTCTTTTAATATGAACACTTAAAAGATACCACATAAATGTGGAGGAATCAATATGGATAAAACAAGACTTGTAAATTTAGCTAGTGATTTACTAATAAAAGTTGCACATTCGGACTTAGAAATAAAATTGGAATTCAGAAATTATGATGGTGGAGAACTAGGTTTTAACCTCGTTCATTTTGATGATAGATACGAAGACCGTTGTGACACTTTACACATTTATCAATGGCAAGACAAAGATATAATTATGAATTTGTTCGAACAAATGAAAGATGTCATAGCTGGCGAAAGGTTGATTACAAATGAGTGAAAAAGTAGAAACAACTTATTATATCAAAACACTTGAAGGGCTGTATCTGACAAACGTCCCTAATTCACCAGAAGAAGCGTCATATCATGCAAGTAGACCTAGAGAATACAAAGGGCTAGATACAATTAAAATCGACTGGGATAAGCATGTTGTAGTCGTTATTAAGACATTCACTGATAAAACGTATCAAACTGTAAGAGTTTCTGATTTGGAGGAGATAGAAAATGACTGAAACATTATTTAACCAACTGAATAAATTAAATGTAAATGAACACATTGAAAAGAAAAATGGACTAAGTTATCTGTCTTGGTCATGGGCGCACCAACAACTAAAATCTATTGATCCGGATTATAAAGTTGAAATTCACACTTTCCCGCACCCAGACATCACAAATGAACAAGTATTTGTACCGTATCTTGCTACACCAGAAGGTTATTTTGTACAAGTATCCGTAACTATTAAAGGTAAAACTGAAACTGAATTGTTACCGGTATTAGATTTTAAGAATAAATCATTGGCTAAAGGTTCAGCTACTACATTTGATATTAACAAAGCACATAAACGTTGCTTCGTTAAAGCAGCTGCTCTTCATGGTCTAGGTCTGTATATCTACAACGGAGAAGATATGCCAGAGTCACCTAAAGCTAAACCAGAACAAATTAAAGACTTACAAGACAAAATTAAACAAGCAGTTGAAGTTGGTGGCGAAGATGCAACTGAACAAAAAGTTATGCAATGGCTAAAAATTAGCGATTATGACACAGTAACGGAGGCACAAATTAACCCGATGATTAAGCGATTGAATGACTTAATCAGTAGTAAAAGAGGTGGTCAGTGATGAGCGATGAAATCCAAACAGACATAACAGGTTATGGCTTAGTATTCAAAAGCGTATTAAAAAGAAATGATGTTGATGCCGAAGCTAAAGCATTGTACGCATATTTAAGTAGTTACGCCGGCTCAGATACTAAAGCTTTTCCTGGAGTTAGTCTAATATGCCATGACTTAAATATTAGTGAAAAAAGGTTTCAAAAGTATAGGAAGCAACTAGAAGATGCTGGAGTTATTACTATTAATAGAAAGCGTACGGATAATGGTTTTAGTAAAAATATTTACACTATCAATCATAAAAGCGTATCAAGTCATTTTGTACCGGTAGAAAACTTACCGGTAAGAAAGTTACCGGTAGGAAACGACGTGACTAAGAATAACAGTATTAAGAATAACAGTATTAAGAATAACAGTTCTAAAAACAATAGCGCAACTAACGTTGCTAGTGAGTTAGAAACCCAATTAACTAGAGAGTTTGAAGATTGGTATAACTTATATGATAAAAAGAAAGATCGTAAATCAGCATTAACTAAATTTAAATCAGCAAGAAAGAAACATAGTTATGAAGTAATAGTTAAAGGAACTAAAGAATATTTAAAAACTATTACAGATAAACAATATCAAAAGTATCCTAAAACATTTTTACACAACGAAAGTTATTTAGATGATTATTCTAACGATGTTAAAAAAGATAATGATATAAAACCTAGTAATGAAGTTATGTTCAAGGAGTTGTTGTAATGACTAGAGAAGAAGCTAATGAAATAGTGAAACTTATTGCAACTGTATTTAATAACATTAACTTCACTAAAGAAAAAGCAATAACTTGGATAGACATTGTAGAGAAAGGTAACTATCAAAAAACTAAGCGAAAGTTAGATAACTATATTGAAAACAATAAATATCCACCAACTATTAGTGATTTCTTAGTAAAAGATGAATACAACCCTGCAGATGATTATAAGAAAAAAATTGAACGAGATAAACAAATTGTACTACAAGAAATGAATGATCCAGAGAAACGCAAACGTAAAGAACAAAATCTTAAACGTATGCAAAAGATGATGGCTAGATTAAAGGCAGGTGACAATGATGAACAATGAAGATTTAATTGTTGCCTCTTTAATTCAATACCCAGATTTATATAGCAAGTTAGCTTTAACTGATGAAATGTTTGAGGACTATGAACTTAAATTATGTATTCAATATTTTAAACGTGAAAACAAGGCAGACAAACATGGACTATATGCGAAAGCAAAAGCACATCCGAATGACTTTATCAGTCCAGAAAGAGTAAAGGCGTTACTAGATGAAGATTTAGTCGCAAAAGTATTCTTTGACCAATATCAACATGATGTTTTAGAAGCTTATAAACAACGTGAACGTATTAAAGCGATTGAATTATACAAGAATAGCCCTAATTTGCAAAACAAATCCCATATGGACGATGTAATGAAGTCTTTAGAAGAATTAGTCATAAAAGAAAAAGACGGTAAGAAAGACACATTATTAAGCGTTATGGATGACTTGATGGGCAATACAAAACCTAATGTATTAAAAACTGGATTCAATAATTTAGATATTCTAATAGACGGTTTCCAACCCGGACAACTAAATATGATTGGTGCTCGTCCTTCAGCAGGTAAAACAGCCTTGGCAATTAATTTAGGCGTTAACTTTGCAATAAGTGGATGTGCAGTAACATTCGTATCACTAGAAACTAACGAACGTAAAATCACTGACAGATTACTATCATCTCTGTCAAAGGTTGAGTTACACAAATTTAAAAATGCAGATTTAATGACTGATGAAGACATTGAGAAAGTAATAGATCAGATAGGCATTTATGAAAAATTAGATTTTAAAGTGATGGATAACAACAATATCACTCCTCAAAAAATAAGAAATATAATCTCTCAGAATGATAAGCAAAACATAGTCATTATTGATTACGTTCAACTTATGAAAGCAGACGGGCAATTCAAAGATAGACGTTTAGAAGTGGAGTCGATATCAAGAGAATTGAAGATTTTAGCGAAAGAAACTAATTCAGTAATTATTGCCTTAGCACAATTAAGTCGTGGAGTTGAGCATAGACAAGATAAACGACCAATGATGAGTGACTTAAAAGAAGCAGGTGGGTTAGAACAAGACGGTGATGTGATTATGCTCTTGTATCGTGATGACTATTACAACAGACCAGAAGAACCTAACTCGTTTGGTAAGTCAGAAGTAGAGTGCATAGTAGCTAAAAACAAAGATGGGGAAGTTGGAACTGTGAAATTAGACTTCTACAAGCCTATACAGAGGTTCTTCGATGCTTAAGGTATTTACAGTAGAACAGGCATTAGAACTCGCTAGAAAGCTATACAAGAACGAAAGAAACCCACTTGTGAAAGGTTACTATTTAAAGTTTGGCGTAACTATGAAAGAAATGCTCGAACGACAAGAAATTAATGAATTAGATAATTATGACGAAGTAAAAAATAAAATATATGACGAAATGGAGAAATGACAAATGATTAACAGAACAGTATTAGTAGGTAGATTAACGAAAGACCCTGAATACAGAGTAACGCCAGCAGGTGTGCAAGTAGCAACATTCACTTTAGCAATCAATAGAGCCTTTAAAAATGCAAAAGGTGAACAAGAAGCAGATTTCATCAATTGCGTTGTATTCAGAAAGCCAGCAGAAAACGTCAATAATTATTTGAGTAAAGGAAGTTTGGCTGGAGTTGAAGGTAGACTTCAATCTCGTAGCTACGATAACCAAGAAGGTCGTCGTGTATATGTAACAGAAGTTGTATGTGACAGTGTTCAATTTTTAGAGCCTAAAGGTAGCAATCAAGGACAAACAACAAAGCAACAAAGCAATGATCCGTTCGCAAATGCAAATGGTGGTCCAGTAAATATTACAGACGAAGATTTACCATTCTAAATGAGGTGAGTACATGTCAAAAGTGACAAAGTACAAACAAAGTAATGGACTTTTTTCAGTAGTAGTTGAAGGTGTCGATTTACCAGACGATGCTTTACTACTACTAGATAACAATTATCCATTAGACGTGAATTTTGAAGTAGTGGACGGAAAGAAAATAACAGTAAAACAACGTAAAAAGATATTTGCATTACTCAACGACATTTACTTATTCACTGGTCAACCTCAAGAAGATTTAAGACAACAATTTCAATTTTATCTAGAAATGATTAAAGGATATGAACGAATAAGTTTAACAGATACTACAAGGCGTATTGCAAGTGAATTAATAGAAGTGATATTAGCTTGGGTGTTCCAACATGATATACCACTTAATTATAAGACAAGCGACTTAATGAAAGATGATAACTACTTTATATATTTATCGACTATCAATAGAACATGTGTGATATGTGGCAAGAAGAACAGTGATTTAGCACATAGATATGCAGTAGGTCGAGGGCGAAACAGAAATAAGATAGATCATTACGGAAATGAAGTGCTTGCGTTATGCAGAAGTCATCATAACGAGCAACATCAAATAGGTATAGACACTTTCAATACTAAATACCACCTAACAGATAGCTGGGTGCAAGTAGACGAAAGACTAAACAAAATGCTAAAGGGTGAATGGGTTGAGTAAATACAACGCTAAGAAAGTTGAATATAACGGAATAACGTTTGATAGCACAGTTGAATGTGAATTTTACAAATTTCTAGATAAACAAATCAATGTAGGTAAGTTCGACCACATAGAGATACAACCAAGATATGAATTAATACCGAAAATAGATAAGCAACGTAAAACGGAATATATAGCAGACTTTGCATTATGGAAAAATGGCGAATTAATCGAAGTTATAGACGTTAAAGGAATGGCAACGGAAACTGCGAAGTTGAAAGCTAAGTTATTCAGATATAAATATCCAGATGTACAACTTACGTGGATATGTAAAGCACCTAAGTATACAGGTAAAGACTGGATAGAATACGACGATTTGAAAAAGTTAAGACGAGAACGTAAGAAAGCTAAGGAGTGATCATATGGAAGAACCACAAAGATTAGTTGTAGCGAAAGTCACTGCAGAGTTAAGAGTCGAAATATATGCACGAGGTAGAACTAAAGAAGAAGCAGAAGAATACGTCAGAAATTTAGCAGAACAAAAGTCACCAGACTTAATAGACGGAAAAATAAAAGAACTTGAACCAGAAATATTATGGGTTGATTAGGGAGGGACATAGATATGTACGGTAGAAAAGCACATTACGCACCAGTCATTTACTGGCATGAAAGTAAACCAAAGAAGAAAGTTAATTATAAGAAAGCAGAGACTAAACCAGTTAAGAGAGATATATATTACAACATATTATTTTATGAGTATTTTAAGGGGTGGGGTTAATGGCTAGAAAAGAACGTGTAGGCAAAACAGTTTACTTGTATGAGCCACTGACTAACAAATTGATACCGACAACTTATAAAGAAATAGCAGGGTGGTTAGGAGTAGAGCCAAGCACAGTCAAGTCATATGCTGCTAAGAAATTATATCATCACAAACTAGATGCTTGTATTTTACAAAATAAACCAAGTTTGAAAGACAGAAGAATAATGAATTTTGAAATGAGATTTGATGACGAACAGTGGCGTAAAACAGAAATTGAAAATATAGAAATTAGTTCTAAAGGTAGAGTGAGAAATATTTCGAGAAAAGGATATATGGGCGTTTTATTAATCAATAGAAGAAATAGAAATTTTACAATTAGACATAAAGGGAGAGAACTTAGTGCCAATAGATTAGCGTATAAAACTTTTATAGGCGACATTCCGAATGGTTATTCAGTGTCTACAAAGAATGGGATTAAAGGAGATATAAGACCTGAAAACTTAATGATTAAAAAAACAGGTGAATTAATGAGAAAAAAAGCAGTGCAAAGCAGAAATAAACCAGTCGTATTTTTAGATGAACAAGGCAATGTGATAGATGAATACAAAAATTTAACAACTGCAAGCGAAGCTACTTTTTATAGTAGGGATACAATCAGCAGAACATGTAATGGTCAATATAAAATACCACGTACAGTCGGTTACGCAAACGCATTTATGTGGGCAGATGAATATTATGAGAAAGAAGGGATATGCTAATGAAATTCAAAGCAGGCGATAGAGTGCATGTTACGAAGCTAAAAAAAGAAGATGTCGATTTTTACGCAACTTTAGAGAGAGCTTCAAGTTCTAATGCACACTTATTATACAGGCTAAAAAACTGTACTAACTCTATTTATGAAAACGATGTAGTTTGGAAAGAAGATTCAAATTTTCATGGTGTGAGAGACTACTACACCCTAGCAACAGACGAAGAAGATACAGAGGAACCAGTTATTCAGCGTACAACAGACACACACGATCCAGTGAACAAACCATCACATTATATGCTAGGCGATATTGAAGTGAAGGACATTATCGCAATTGTGGCTGATAAATATCATAAAGGTTCAGTAGCACATAACGTGGCGAGTGCGTTGGAATATCAAATGAGAGCGCCAGAGAAGAATGGGCTAGAAGATATTAAGAAAGCACGTAAATGCTTAGACTTTGCTATTGAGAATTGGGAGGACTAAAACATGCCAACAATAAAAACAAAGAAAGAAATGAATTTACCGGAGTTGATTGAGTGGGGATTTGAAAATGATATAAGAAATGCGAGATATATAGCAAATAACACTGAGGGATATTTATCTGAAGTATCGTTTGAAATAACGGGATTACCTATATTTTCAAGTATGGTAGATAAACAAGACACTTTCACAGTAGAGATTGAAGAAGAAATCACAGAGGATACGGTTATACCTAAAATGGTTTCTATCGGTAGAGAAAACCAAAATGAAACAAATATTCATTACTCTGTTAGAATTGGTCAATTTTTAGATAATGAAGATTTTAACTATTATGTTTTAAATGATGACGACACTCTTACACTCATCTGGCGTGACGGAAAGTTGGTGGAGTAGATGCCAACAATTAAATACACACGAGAAGATATAACTAAGTTAGAGAATGAACGAGATCAGTTAAAACACCAAGGTAATCTGTTACGGGAAGATATAGCTTTATTAAAAAAGAATCAAAAAACTCGTGATAAACTCATCGATAATTTAAAAGAAGAAAATAAAAATCTTAACAACGAACGTGACTCACTTATCAAAGATGTGGAACAAAAACGTGAATTGCTCAAAGACTTTTCACGATTCCTTCACAGAAAAGTTGAAGCGTGTCCAGGTAAACCAGAGTATATGGATTTCAGAGATAGACTGAATGAATTAGGTATAAGGGAGCGTGAATGACATGGCGTATGAGTATGAGGGTGAAAACATCAGAAAAGTAAGGTTATACAACGTAATGACAGGGTCTAGTAAGAAAACTAAACCTATAAAAGAGTTAGAAGAAGTCTACGCAAAAGCAAAAGCGTTTGATGAGATAGTTATTGAAACAACGGGAGCTATTATGAATTGTCCGCCTGGCGTTGTAGAAACAGAAGTAGGGAAACTAACACTGGATATTATCGACAAATACGAAAAACAAATGGAGGACAAATAAATGACTAAACCTAAAGGTCTAATTCAATACATTAACGAAAGATGTTACGAATTATATAAAAACGATATGAGTGTAACAGAAATAGCAGAGGAAGTTGGTATTTCAGTATCGTTAGTTAGACAAATTATAAAGGAAGAACAGGCGAAGGAGAATAACACGAACAACCTAAACATCAAATTACTATCAGACAACGCAACAATACCAACTAGGGCATATGGTGTGAGTGCAGGACTTGATATATACGCAGCAGAAACAGTTGTGATTGAACCTCAAGAGAAGATATTACTTGCCACAGACCTAGCAGTAGACATTCCAGAGGGTTACGTAGGGCTATTAACTAGCAGAAGTGGTGTAAGTAGCAAGACGCATTTAGTCGTAGAAACAGGAAAGATAGATGCAGGCTATAACGGACATATGAAAGTGAATATCACTAATAGTTCAGCAGTATCTTTACCTAATCGATTTAGAACTCAAACAATAAAGAACATTAGAAATGAACCAGTTATTGATGAACTAAATACTTTTAACATAGGAACATACGTTATCAACAAAGGAGACAAAATAGCTCAATTGATTATCGTACCAATCGTTACACCAGAAGTGAATGTTGTAGAGGAGTTTGAAAGTGAAAGCGAAAGAGGAACAAATGGTTTTGGATCAAGTGGATATTAAGGGTGGCGAAAGTCACCCAGATATATTAGATAAAGTACGAGAAATATTGAACAGGAAGTGAGTAGGTATGGAAGATTATTATACTAAGAATTTTAAAAGAACTCATGAACGTGTAGCTAATGCTAGAGCTTATGTACAAGATAAACTTGAACATGCTAAATATGACGAAGCAGATACTAATTTCGTAAAACAATTAGAGGCTGAATATTACGCATTAGAAGTAATATGGGTCAATATGAATGAAGTTGAAACAAATAGACCAAGATAAGGTAAAGGAAGTGTTGGGAAGATGAAATACATTAAAAATAGTTGGAATTGGTTTAAAAACATCATGTATCCATATAGATATATCTTGTTAGGAGCTGACATTCTATTGGTCATAGCGTTAATAATTGTATTAGTGAAAGAGGTGCTGGGAAGATGAATAGACCAAAGTTTAGAGTATGGGATACAGAAGAACAAAAATGGTATAAACCAACTTTCAAAGCTTACAAAAAAGAGTTGCATGATATACAAATCGAGTTAAACGGAGACTTATCAATAAGGACATTTGATGAAGAAGGCAAATTCGTGACTATACATGAAAGTATGTTTAGAGGACGTTATAAAGTAGTAGAGTTTACTGGACTATTCGGCAAGAACGGTAAGGAAATATATGAGGGAGATATTGTTTCAGCTATGTCGGAGGGATATAAAGCAATTGGCGTTGTGAAAAGACGTATAGATGGATATTGGCTAATGTATCCTGCATGGCAAAATGGTCAAAGTTGGAAACTAGTCGTTAATGAACAAGGGGATACTGATGTCGAAATAATTGGCAATAAATTTGAGGACGGATATTTACTTGAGGAGGGCTAACTTATGTTAATAGAACTTACAAGCAAATCCAGGAATTATTATCAGCTACATTGGATGGCTAGTATAGGAGATTTTTTAAGACATATAGAAACTACGGAAGAAAAGTATATCAAAGTTATAGATGTTGATGATAAAAAATCATTATTAAAAATTAGTGAAATTGAAGCGATCAGTATTGTTGAGGAGGGACCAACTTATGAAATCCTACAAAAAGAAACAAATCATTAAGCACGCACTAATCTATTACATGAATAGAGAAGGTGCTACTAAATCAGATTTATACACAGAAAAATTGGTATTACGAGATATTGAACGAGATATTGTATTGATGAAAGATGAATATGATATTCCGATGACAGATAGAGATAAACAAATTTGGGAGGAATTACAGCTATGAAACTATACTTATTCACATTAACACTATCACTTCTAGCATTATACACATTCATCAAACGATCATATACGTATGCGAGTGTGCAAGATGAAGTGGAGGCGCCAAATAGTTTTCAAGGATTAAAGCAAGGTGATGTATATAAAGATAAATGTGGTAATCAGGTCATGCTGACTAGCCAAGCGCCAATCGATTATGAAGACACACAAGCGTATAAAGATAGTGAACCGTGGTTTTCAGGAATGGGGAGATGTTGAATGATATTTTTATTTTGGTTTAGTATACTTCTATTCGTTTTGAAACTTGTGGGAGCAGAGAGTATATCATGGGGTGGCGTAGTAATACCGTTTATAAGTTCATTAATACTATTTTTATTGAGTGTAAAACAGGAGAGAGATGTATGACATTCGGATTAATACTATTCGCAGTTATAGTCATTGCGTTAGTGATAAATGCAGTTAAGGAGGAATAATATGGATAAAGATATTTTAAATTATTTAGATCAAGTAGGACAGTATATACAAGGAGCAAGTGAAAAAGGTTTTGAAACTTATGTACATGGTGTGTTTGTATCGAGTATGATTTATTCAATCATTGGTGTAGTGCTACTTATTATTGCAACGATACTTTGTGTTATAAGTTGGAAGTTATATAAAAAGGAAGTTTATTACACTGTACCAGAGAGGGAAGATTATATATATTTTGGCGAAACTAAAACCATTCCTGAACATCAAGAAAGAGATGGTAAAGCCGAAGAAAGAAACTCGCATGTGGCGTTAACACTAATTGGAATTTCATTATTTCTAATTATCAGTGGTACATTTTTTGTAATTTCAAGCATTACTGGAATATTTGCACCAGACTACGTAGCGATAAAAGAAATAGTAAATAGCATAAGTGGTAAATAATGCAGTTAAGGAGTGATACTTTGAATGCTAAGCAAGTATTGTTGTCAGCATATAATAACGCAAAAGAAGATGATCAAGTGATTGTGATATCTATAAGAGATGAAGACGAAGAAAGTTATTACCAACAAGTGCTTACAACTGACATGAATTATATAAAGAGGGTGGGAATACTTGAAGTTGCTAAACAACATGAGGTAGAGGAGTGATTAAATGAACGATAAATATCAAAATTGGTTAGTTAACATATTAGTAACAATAATATTCGTAGGATTAGGAACGTTGTTTGTATCTGGCATAATTGCTTTAACGATTAAGTTGTGGAATTTTATTTTATAGGAGGACTAAAAAATGGAATTAATTAAAATTATAACGATAATAGTTATGTTAAGTTTTTGGGCATATGTGTTTTTACAACCTGTATATAAAAAGAGAATGTACAAAAGGAAAAACAGACTTTTCATAGATTCTCAAAATAAAGTGATGTATATAACTCCTGGTAGCAAAACAACTGACGAAGACATAGAGGATATCGGTAATTATTACGGAGAGCACTATATAGTGAAAGTTGTAGACAAGGATACGATCATTAAAGGAATAAACACTTACACTATTGATTATAGAAAAAGTATGCCTAGTAAGGAGGACTGATTGATGTACACACAAGAAGAAATAAGGTCTATGATTGATGGATATAGAAGTATGTGCAACGTATTAGAAGAATTAATACCAGACATGGATAGTAACTCGATAGCGCAATATGGAATAGAAGCTACTTTACCTAAGCCACAAGGGGTTAATAATAGTAAAGTTGAATCGTGTGTAGCATTAAAAGATAAAGTGACTACTCGACAAGCAAAGTTGATTGAAAAAATAGAGTTTATAAATAAAAAGCAAGAGGAGATTGAGGACGACGACACTTATTTCTTTATCGAATTACTAAAAAGAGGGAAAAAGAGAAATGACATATTGATAATATTAAATATTAATAGGAATGATTATACCGAGTGGAGAAGAAAGATAATTGAAGATTTATATAACTCTCAATTTGAATGACAATAATGACGAAAATGACAATTGTGACATCATTTTCACAACACCATAATTTGAATTATAATTAGGTTAGTCAATGACTCCATTTCTTTGGTGCATGATTCCTCCCTCTAATATTTATATATAATCCATCTAGCAAATGTTAGGTGGATTTTGTATAATTAATTTAAATTCAAATTATAAAAGGGGAATATTTATGAAAGAATTAGTGGAAATAGCATTGTCAAATGGAGAGAAATATAAAGTAAGTCAAAGTGATTTAGATAAAATAAAAGGTGTAAATGATGACTTAGAAGATGAATCGAATACAAATCCATATACATTAATAGATTTAATAACCATTGATCATGAAAAAACAAAAAAAGTTTCAATAAATGTGAAGCATATCGTTTATTATACTTGATTTTCAACACTCACATATGTGGGTGTTTTTTTGTACACAAATTTAATAAAGCAAATAGCGATAAGAAGGTGATATATGAGATGACTAACATGCAAAATAACGCTAATTTTGACGACTTTTTGAAGTTGAGTGAAAAGCAACAAGAGTATATTAAAATCAAGAATGAAACAAAACAAACAGATAAAGTAATCGCAAAGAAAATCGGCGTTGATATAACGACTATTAGTAGATGGAAGAAAAAAGAGGATTACAGGTTAGGATTGAAAGGTTATCAAGTAGAACATTTATCTAATACTGTACCTAAAGCTATACAAACTATGATTAATCTACTTGATGCGAAAAGTGAATTAGTTAAATATCAAGCAGCTAAAGATATATTAGACAGAACAGGATATAATCCAGTTGAAAAATCAGAAATTGCTCATACGGGCGAGGTGATTTTCAATGACGACATCAATTGATATGTCCCAACTGATTCCGTCACATTTTCACGATCTATGGAGAGCAACGAAAGATAATTCTATTTTAAACATAGTTGCTAAAGGTGGACGTGGTAGTGGTAAATCATCAGATACTGCAATCATCATAGCGCAGTTAATTATGAGATACCCAGTAAACGCTTTGATACTGCGTAAGATCGATAATACTTTAGCATCATCTGTATTTGAACAAATAAAATGGGCAATTAATGAAATGCAAGTATCACATTTATTTCAAGTAAAAGTGTCTCCTATGGAAATCATATATAAGCCTAGAGGTAACAAAATGATATTCAGGGGTGCACAGAACCCAGAACGTATTAAGTCATTAAAAGATGCTAGGTTCCCTTTCACAATAGCGTGGATTGAAGAATTAGCAGAATTTAAAACAGAAGATGAAGTAACGACCATCACTAACTCACTATTACGTGGAGAGTTGGACGATGGTCTTTTTTATAAGTTTTATTACACATATAACCCACCTAAACGAAAACAAAGTTGGGTGAATAAGAAGTACGAAACATCATTCCAACCAGATAACACATTCGTTCATCACTCTACTTACATGAATAACCCTTATATTGCTAAGGAATTCATTAAAGAGGCAGAAGGTGCTAGAGAAAGAAATGAAATGCGCTATCGATGGGAATACTTAGGAGAAGCAATTGGTAGTGGTGTTGTACCGTTCAATAATCTACAGATTGAATCAATACCTCAAGACTTATACGATACGTTCGATAATATACGTAATGCAGTCGATTTCGGTTACGCTACAGACCCTTTAGCATTTGTACGTTGGCACTATGACAAAAAGAAACGAATCATATATGCAATGGACGAGTATTACGGTGTGCAGATTAGTAATAGAGAATTTGCCGAATGGTTACACAAAAAAGGTTATCAGTCAGATGACATATATGCAGATAGTGCAGAACCTAAATCAATAGCTGAATTGAAAAAAGAACATGGTGTCAAACGTATTAAAGGTGTTAAAAAAGGTAAAGACAGCGTGGAATACGGCGAGCAATGGTTAGATGATTTACAAGCTATTGTAATAGATCCAAAACGCACACCTAATATCGCAAGAGAGTTCGAGAATATAGATTACGAAACAGATAAAGACGGTAACGTTAAACCTAGATTAGAAGATAAAGATAACCACACAATAGATGCCACTCGTTACGCATTAGAAAGAGATATGAGACAAAACAGAATGACAATTCTACAGTAAGAAGGTGATTAATATAATTTGGCCAAATGAAAAACCATTAGGAGAACGACTGACTGATATGGTTAAACCTAACTATGAAACACAAGAAGAAATGATTGTAAGACTTATCGAAGAACACGAGAAGAACATTGAACGTATTTCAATAGGTCAGAAGTATTATGAGAATGATTCGGATATTAATAGGATAATGCCTAAAGTTGATGTAGATGGTAATGTAGATCCACTTAAACCAGATTGGCGTATTAATACTAACTTCCATAAAAACTTAGTTGACCAAAAAGTATCATACATGGCTGGTAACCCTATCACATATAAAGCTAAGAATGAAAAAGCTATAGAAGAGATACAAAAGGTGTTTGATAATCGTTGGGATAATAAACTAATCGACATTCTAACTGCAGCAAGTAATAAAGGAATTGAGTGGGTAATGCCATATGTGAATGAAGATGGGGAGTTTAAAATATTCCGTGTACCTGCTGAACAAGCTGTGCCTATATGGACGAATAAAGAGCGTGAGGACTTATCGGCATTCATTAGGGTTTATACCCTTAATGAAGAAAAGAAAGTCGAGTATTGGACGAAAGACAGTGTCACATACTACGTCATGGAATATAATCAACTCATACCAGATTATTATCATGGGGAGGATAACGTTCAACCTCACTACTATGAAGGTAATAAAGCAGTAAGTTGGGGTAAGGTACCATTCATTCCATTTAAGAATAATCCAGAAGAAACATCAGACATATACATGTATAAGACGATAATTGATGCGATTGATAAGCGATTATCTGATTTACAGAATACGTTTGATGAATCTACTGAACTGATTTATGTGTTAAAAGGTTATGAAGGACAAAACTTAGATGAATTCATGAAGAATCTTAAATACTACAAAGCAATCAATGTTGATTCTGAAGGTAATTCTGGCGTAGACACAATACAAGTAGAAGTACCTATGCAATCAACGAAAGAATATTTAGAAATGATGAGAGCATACGTTATTGAGTTTGGTCAAGGTGTAGACTTCCAGACAGATAAATTTGGCAACGCACCTAGTGGAATATCATTACAATTCTTATTCAGTAATTTACGATTAAAGACTAACAAGTTAAAGAATAAAACAGAAGTAGCATTACAAGATTTATTAGACTTTATCGTTCATTTCCACAAAATAAATATAGATCCAAACGATATTGAAATTACATTCAACTATGATGTATTGATGAATAAATTAGAAGAATCACAAATCGCTATGAACTCAACAGGTATCATCTCAAGAGAATCAGTGGTTGAACATCATCCGTGGGTTAAAGACCCAGTAGGAGAAATGGAACGTATTCAAGCTGAACAATTAGAATATGGTTCATTAGAGGACGGTGGAGATGATGAAACAAGATGATATCGACAAAAGAATAGATAAACTTATTACTCAATCCGAAAAAGAAATTGAGAAGTTATTCTCTAATAGATTAAAAATGATTAAAGCATTAATAGAAGATATGTTTGATAAATATGAAGGTAGTGAACCACATGTTACTTGGACTAACTTTAATAAATACAACAGGCTCAATAAAGAACTGAAACGTATAAGTGAGATGATGAATGATGATTACAAAATAGTTGCTAAGACTATTAAACAATCACAACAAAATGCTTATATCGAAAAGTATATGATGAGCCTGTTTTTATATGAATTAGCTAGTCAAAGTGATATGCAAGTTAAAGTTCCTAGTGCAGAAGTTATACAGAAAGCAATAGAACAACCGATTGAATTCATTAAGCTTGTACCTACATTACAGAAACAACGTAATCAAGTACTAGAAAAAATACGTATGCATATCACACAAGGTATTATGAGTGGCGAAGGTTACAGTAAGATAGCAAAAGCATTACGTGATGATATAGGCATGTCTATTGCTCAATCAAAGCGTGTTGCTAGAACTGAAACAGGTCGTGCAATGAGTATAGCTGGTCAAGACAGTGCTATGAAAGCTAAAGAGAACGGCATCGAAATGACAAAAATGTGGAATGCTACTAAAGACACACGTACTCGTGATACGCATAGACACTTAGACGGTCAGAAAAAGAAACTTACTGAAACGTTTAAGTCTAGTGGGTGTGTAGGGTTATCTCCTAAAACGTTCGTGGGTGTTTCTAGTGCAAAAGAAAACATCAATTGTAGATGTAAGCTTATGTATTTGATTGATGACGAAGTACCTGAAGTTATGCGTGTTAGAAATGATGACGGTAGTACGAGCGTTGTTGATTTTCAGACATACGAAGATTGGTACAAGAATAAGAAATAATTTAACCGACAGTCGTGAGATTGCCGGTTATTTTTATGCGTTCATTTATCCATAAGGAAGTGATCTGTATATCTCATGATGGTGGCATTCCATCACTCGTCCTAGACATGACGTTAAACTGTCTAAAAATTCGTGGCGTTGCACGTAAAACTCGTAAAAGGAGAAAAAAACTATGGAATTTAAAGACTTATTAAAACAATTTGCAGACGGTTCAGCAGACGAGCAAGCTGTTATTGAAGCATACGAAAAAGCAACAGAAGGTATGATACCACGTTCACGATTAAACGATAAGAACGAAGATATCAAAGAGTTACAAGAACAGTTAGCTAAACGTGATGAACAAATTGTTGAATTACAGAAAAGCGTGAAAGATGAGAGCGAGATTTCAAAAGAACTCGAAGAATTAAAACAATCTAACGCTGAATGGTCGGAAAAATACCAACAATCACAATTGAATAACGCAATTAAGTTAGCAGTTGCTAAAGATGCAATCAATGCTGACCACGTTCTAAAACTGCTTGATACAGACGGTTTAGAGCTTCAAGACGATGGTTCTGTAAAAGGATTAGATGACAAGTTGAAATCGTTTAAAGAAGAAAATGGTCATTTATTCGGTGCAGACAAACCAATAGGCAAGTCCCCACAAGATGGAGACAATCCAAGTGGTGGAGTTACAAAAGAACAGTTCAAAGAAATGAGTTATACAGAACAAGTTAACTTATTGAACACACAACCGGAATTATATAACAAATTATCAGAATAAGGAGTGTTACTAAATGGCACAAACTAAAAAAGCAGATTTAATTAATCCAGAGGTACTAGCTAACGTAGTATCTGCAAAGTTAGAAAATGCAATTCGATTTACACCGTATGCTGATGTGGATAATACATTAGTAGGTCAACCAGGGGACACAATTACGCGTCCTAAATATGCATACATTGGTCCAGCCGAAGATTTACAAGAAGGCGTAGCAATGGATACTGAAAAAATGAGCATGACTACTACTCAAGTTACTGTTAAGGAAACTGGTAAAGCAGTAGCAGTAACTCAAACAGCAGTTATTACAAATATTAATGGTACTTTATCAGAAGCAGGTCGTCAGTTAGCAATGTCACTAGCAGACAAAGTGGAAATCGATTATATCGAAGAACTAAAAACTGCTAAATTAACTGCAACTGTACCAGCAACTGCATCGGGTATTTTAGATGCTATTGAAGTATTTGATTCAGAAGATGAAGAAAGTTATGTATTACACATTCACCCTAAAGATTACAATAAGTTAGTTAAATCATTGTTTAACGTAGGTGGAAGTGTACAAGATCGTGCTATAACTTCTGGTCAAGTTGCTGAACTTGTAGGTGTTTCAAATATCCAAAAAACTAAGCGTACAGCTCAAGGAGAATTTTTCTTACAACGTAAAGGTGCAATGGAAATTGTGAATAAGAAAAAACCAGAAGCATACACAGACTTTGATATCTTGAAACGTGAACATATCTTATCAACTAACTATCACTATGGCGTTAACTTGAAAGATGATAATGGAGTTGTCAAAGGTACATTCGCATCTGAACCAGTTGATGGTGCAGGCGCTTAATTAATAAGGAGTGATTACAGTGGCGTACAAAGTTATTAATTACTTCACTGACTTACAAGATGATAACCATGAATATAACGTAGGAGACGTTTTCCCTCGTTCTGGTAAGCAAGTGAGTGAAGAAAGACTAACTGAATTATCCAACACATCTAATCGTCAAGGAAAGCCTTTAATAGAACGCGTAGACGAGCAATTAAACTATTCTGATATGAATGTATCAGAACTTAAAAAACTTGCTAAGGAACGTGAAATTGAGGGCTATTCTAGTATGAAGAAAGCAGAGTTAATTGAAGTATTAGAAGGTGGTAAGTAATGAACGCTGAAGACGTTAAATTAATCAATAAACTACCACTAGAAGATACCTCACAAGACGAAACTTTAAATAAACTTATTGAAGTGTACCAAGGTATTGCAGAAGAATATTGTAATCGAGAGTTTGAAGATTCTTTACCTTATGGCGTTAAGAAGTTTATAGCTGAATCAATAAAATATGGAACGAATGGTAATCTTGCTAGTCGTTCTATGGGGACAGTATCCTACACATTTGTAACAGATCTACCGCAATCAGTATATAAACACTTAGCACCATTTAGAAAATTGAGGTGGTAATATGTTTAATCCATACGACGAATACCCACATACAGTTGAATTAGGTTTTATTGAAAAGGTAGGACAGTATCCAAATGTACAAGAGCGCTTTGTAAGCGAAAAATCAATACGAGCATTTATGGATACACCTACGACGTCTGAAACGCTTAAATTTCATCAGATGGAACAATCTATCGACATTAACATGTATACGCCTTATCTAACTAAATTTAACCCTAAAAAAGCACATTTCAGATTTAACGGTAAAGTTTATCAATGCGTTGGTGACTTAGAAAATCAAGGTGGTATGAATGAAGTCCACAAAACACATTTAAAGGCGACACCATATGGCTAAAGTTAAGTATGGTAATAATAACTTAGTTGTAGCATTAGAAGATTACCGTGAAGAAATGGAAGATTGGGTTAAAAAAGGTATAGCTAAAACAACACAGATGATTTATAACACTGCAGTATCATTAGCGCCATTAGATATGGGTTACTTAAAAGAAAGTATCGATTTTATGTATAAAGATGGTGGTTTAACTGGCGTAATAAGCGTTGGTGCAGATTACGCTATATATGTTGAATACGGTACAGGAATATATGCTACAGGTCCTGGTGGCAGTCGTGCTAAAAAGATACCGTGGTCATATCAAGATGCAGACGGCGAATGGCACACTACAAAAGGAATGGAAGCACAACCGTTTTGGAACCCTGCTATTGATGCTGGTCGCAAAACATTTAGTAAGTATTTTTCATGAGGTGATTAGATGAGATGGGTATCAGTTGAACCTGAACTATTTGTAAAGATATATAACAATTTAAAAAGTAGCGCGACCATTGACATGTTAGTTGGTGGTCGCGTTTTTGATTGCGTTCAGAAAGACGTTGAATACCCATACATTGTTGTTGGAGAAACAAACGTCACTGAACGACCTTCAATGAATGGTATGAGAGAAACAGTTGCAGTTACATTGCATGTCTATAGTCAAGCTACTACGAGTTATGAGACTAGGGACATATTAAAGTATCTCAACATTCTAGCAAGAGAAAACATAGACATAGAAGACTATGAATTGGATTGGGTTCAGAAAGACAACAGTGATGTGTTTATCGATATTGACCAATTCACAAAACATGGTGTTCTACGTCTTTTATTTAGATTTAGACACAAAACATTACAAGAAGGAGTGTAGAGTATGAGTAATTACATTTTGGTTGTAGCGCCAGAAAAGAATTTGATTGGTTCAGAAGGTTATTTAGTCGCTGAACTTAAAGAAGGCGAATACAATGTTTCGAATGAATTAAAAGAAAAACCAGTCGCTGGAAAAATGGACTATGACTATAGTGTTACTTCTGAGGAATACACGTTTACTAACGATAAGATTCCAGGAGATAAAGGGCAAGAACAATTCTTAACTGCTATCAAAAACAAAGAACAGATAAGAGTATGGAGAATTGAAAAGAAAAAATATGAAGAAGGATATAAATCTGAATTCGCGTATACGGTAGTTGAAGAATACGGTAACTCGTTTGACGACGAGGAGGATACTATCGAAGTAACCTTAAAAGTTAAATTTAATACTGCTAAAGGAGTATTTGAAAATTTACCGGCATCATGGTTAGATCCATCAGCTGCTGCACCTAAAGTAGAATTTGAAAAACCAGGAGAATGGGATGGTAAATTCGAAGAACGTGAACAAGTAGCAGGTTCTGGTGCTTAATAAGGGGTTAAGTCCCCTTATTTTTTTATATCAAAATTAAGTGAGGTAATAACATGACAAATGTATTTCAAGAAGAAAAATTCAATCCGATTACTGAATTAGAAATTGGAGATGTTAAGTATAAAGCTAAAGGTTCACTGGCGTTTGACCGTAAAGCAAAAGATTTTGCAACAAAAAATGAAGAAGGTAAAAAAGAAGGTACTGGTATACAAGCCATTTATAACGGTTTATTAAATCGTAATAGTGAATCGATTATTCAGTTTTGGATTTGCGCATTAGCACATAAAAAAGAATTGAAAGAAAAAGATATTGAAGAAGCAGTAGAAAAAATAATTGATGAAAAAGATGACACAATCGAATTGTTACAAGGTGCTGTAACTGTATTAAATGATTCGGGTTTTTTCAAACAACAAATAAAAATGTTTTGGTTCCAGATGTCTCAAGCACACAAATTAGTGAAGGACGACGAGAAGGAAGAAGCGAAGAAAGCGCACGAATTCATGAAAGAAACATACGTGATTCTAACAGGCAAGCAACCTTACTAGATTATGATGATATACGTATACAGACTGCTCAATATCTAGGATATATCAGTGAGGACGAGTTATTTGCTATGACACCAAGAGAATGGCAATCGTGGATAAAAGGCGCAAGAGAACGTGAACTAGACAGTTTAGAACACAACTTGCATTTAGCTACTGCTACTGCCTTAGCACAAAACGGTAAAAAGTTAGGCAAATTACAAAAACAAATAGAAGTCTCTCGCAAGAAATTGTATCAAAACAATGATGAATTTAAAGCTGATAGAAAAGCAGAACTTGAACGCAAGAAGAATATAAGAGCAAGACAAATAGAAGATGCTGAAAAAATATTTGGTAAGAACATGTAGGGAGGGATAAATATTGGAAAAGAACTTCGTAGCGCGTATATCAGCTATTATTAGTAATTTCGAACGTAATGTTCGTAAAGCGCAAAGATTAGCTAAAACTTCTATACCGGATGAAATTGAAACGGATATTACAGCTAATACATCTAAATTCCAACGTGGCTTAATGCGTGCAAAAGCTATGGCTCAACGTTTTCGGAAGCATACAGTCGATATAGATGCCGACACAAGTAAATTTAGACGTGCAATGTTAACTATGCAACGAGGTTGGGCACAAACGCAAAAAGCACAAGATGAATTCGATAGAACAATGATGTCTATGGCTCAATCCATTAGATCATTCGGGACAGTATTTTCTAATCAAATTAAAGGTACACTAATCGCTAGTTTTCAAGGGTTAATACCAATTATCGCCGGGTTAGTACCTGCCATTATGGCAGTGGGTAACGCGTTAAAAGTAGTAACTGGTGGTGCTTTAGCCTTAGCAGGTGCAGTAGCTATTGCAGCAGGTGGTTTTGTTGGATTTGGTGCAATGGCATTTACAGCAATAAATCTAGTTGGTGACGGTACTTTAAAAGCTACAAAAGAAACACGAAGATACGAAAGCGCATTGCAAGGCGTAAAAGATGCTTGGGTAGATATCGTGAGTGATAACTATACGAAAGTATTCAGTGCAATGGCTAATGGAATGAATGCAGTGAAAGTAGCATTAAAAGGTATAGCGCCATTTCTAGCTGGTGTAGCTGAAGGAATGGATAAAGCATCTAAATCATTACTACAGTGGACTAAATCAAGTAGTGTAGCTAAAGCTTTCTTTAATATGATGGAAACAACAGGCGTATCTGTGTTTAACAAAATGTTAAGTGCAGCAGGTAAATTTGGAGATGGACTAATTAATGTATTCACACAATTAGCGCCGTTATTCCAATGGAGTGCTAACTGGTTAGATCGTATCGCTACTAATTTTAGTAAATGGGCTAATAGTGCTAGTGGTCAAAACAGTATTAAGCAATTCATGGAATATACTAAACAGAATTTACCTTTAATCGGTAAGATATTCGGCAATACGTTTGCAGCTATAAATAACTTGATGAAAGCATTTGGTAGCAACTCAACTAACATCTTTGAAGCATTAGCTGAAATGACACAAAAATTCAGAGATTGGTCAGAAACAGTTGGTAAATCAGAAGGCTTTAAAAAGTTCATCGATTATGTTCAACAAAATGGTCCAAAAATCATGGACTTAATCGGCAATTTAACAATGTTGCTTGTTAATTTCGGGACTGCAATGGCACCAATAGCAAGTAAGATACTTGATGTAGTGAATGCAATCATTAGCTTTACAAGTAACCTATTTGAAGCGCATCCAGGAGTTGCAAAGTTAGTCGGTATCATGACTATTCTTGGTGGTATATTGCTTGCAGTCGTTCCTACGATTGCACAGGTAGCTATATTCGTCAAAGACTTATTGATTCCATTCATAAGTTGGGCAAACAAAGCCGGTATCGTAAACAAGGTTATGGGAGCATTGAAAGGTGTACTTGGTAAGTTAGCATCTCCACTCACTCTGCTTAGAACTGCATTTGGCGCAATAGTCGGTGCTTTAGGTGCTATTAGTGCACCAGTATGGATAGTGATTGGTGTTATCACGGCATTAATCGGTGTAATTACTTATCTATGGAAGACGAACGAAGATTTCAGAAACGCAGTAACGAACGCTTGGAATACTATCAAAGATAAAGTAGGAGAAGCTATAAGCGGATTGGTTACATGGTTCCAAGAGTTATGGTCTAATATACAATCCGCACTCAAACCTATCATGCCATTACTTCAACAAGTTGGAGAAATTGCACAACAAGTTCTAGGTGCGACGTTTGTTGGTGCTATTCAGTTATTAATGTTAGCTTTCAAACAAATATGGGCAGTCACACAAGTTGTATGGCAAGCAATCGGCGCAATTATATCTGTTGCAGTTCAATTGGTAGTCGGTATTTTAACGGCGTTTATTCAATTACTGTCAGGCGATTTTAGTGGTGCTTGGTTAACACTGCAAACTACTATTTCTAATGTAATGGATACAATATGGTCTACTATTCAATCAATATGGACAACAATTTCAGAGTTCTTCTTTAGTATCTATAACACAATATTAGGTACTACTATTTCTAGTTGGTCTGAAATGTGGTCATTCATCAGTGGTAAGCTATCTTCAATACTTGGCAGTGTAATCAGCTACTTCGGTCAGATACTAAGTAATATCATTAGTTACATGTCTCAAGTGCTAGGAAACATCATTTCTACGTGGAACAGCATTGTTAGTAACATTACTAATTACCTCGCTAACGCAGTAAGTGCAGTGATCACTGGAATGTCTAATATGTTATCTAACGTAGTTAATGGTATGGTCAATATCGTTAACGCAGCAATCAACGGAATGGTCAACTTTGTCGGTGCAATAACAGATGGGATAAGTAATGCAGTAAACGCTGCACTAAGTTTCGTCGGAGACTTCATTTCTGCAGGTACAGATTTAATCATGGGCATGGTGCAAGGGGTTAAAAACGCAGCAGGTGCATTAGTAGATGCAGCAGTTTCTACGGTACAAGATGCAGTAAGTGCAGCAAAATCAGCATTGAAAATTAACTCCCCTTCTAAAGTGTTCGCAGAAATCGGTATGTGGTCAGTTATGGGTATGGTCAAAGGAATAGATAAACATAGAGGTTCTGCTATTTCTAGTACAGAACGTTTAGCGAATTCTATTACTAATGCCTTTAGTCCTCAACTAGTACCTAGTGTTGATAGTAGTCTTATGCGTGATGGTATTTCATCAGCTGTCGGTAACATTGACGGTTATATCGATTCAGATGTAAGACATAGCATTGCAGAAAATAGCAAACCTGTTGTTAACTTACACGTTCACAATGAATCAGATTTACCTGCTATTAAATCATGGATAGATGATGCTAGTTCTAAAGAAAATAATACATTCAATTTCTAATTAAGGAGGGATAAATTGAAAGTTTCAGACTTAGAAATTATAAAAAACGGTACAAAGTATCGTGTTAATAACAATAGTATTACTGGAGACGTTTTAACGGTCGATAGCTTCAATGTAGATGGTTTAGAGTATATTTATAACCATGAAAGCATTGATGGCATTAACGGCCGTTTTTTAACGTCTAAACGCAATGATAAAAGAAAAGCAACCCTCCTAGTTAGTTACAATGTAGAAAAGATGTCGAGGGCACAACATTTAAAAGGACAACTCGCTTACTTATTTAGTGGCGAGTTTTTTGTTAGAGAAATGGGTGCATCCGTAGTAGAAATTCCATTTCAACATTTTAATGATAAACCATTTAAATTTGAGCCAAACTATCTAAGTGGTAAGACGATTAAGTTACAGCTAAATTCAGAAATATCATTCGATGTGACACAGATAAGTGGGCAAATAGCTATCGAATTTGAAACTGTAGATTTACCTTATTACGAAAGTGTCGGACGATCATTAGATTTAGCTAGTGGAAGAACATCTAGTTTATGGTCATCAGATATGTTAATGGATTGGGAAATGGGCTCGAATACACGTAAATATGTTTTTGAAAATGTTAAAACTGGAACAGTTTACTATCACGGGACATACCCTATAGAACAATTCAATCAAGAGTGTAAGGTATCAATCACACTTACTGAAAGCACAAAAGAATTTAACTGGTACACATCAGCATCTGACATGATGGAAATTAAGGGGCTCAACTTAAAAGGTGGCGACGTTATAACATTTGATGGATTACAAACCTATCGTAATAACGTTCCTATTAATGAATACACACGTTTAAACTTCCCGAAATTTAATCCAGGTGCTAACTCATTTAAATTTAATCAGAAAATAGAAAAAGTCATTTTTGACTTGAAATTCTATTACTTATAGGAGGGATAATATGCCGATAATGTTGAAGAATCTCATTGGTAAAGGTTATCCCGTCTATACTGGTACATCATTAAATGAAAAGATAAGTGCTGATGGTGCTTTGACTTTCGATATTGTAGAAAATAACAATACTAAAGATATCATTACTTCAATAACTAATATGTGGACTGTAACAAACGTTGGTGGATATAAAGACAATAAAGTTTATAAAATCATCATGCTTGATAGACAAGCGCGTGGAGATAAAAACTATGTTTCAGTAACTGCGATACAAAAAGAAATACACGATCTAAAGTTTTCAAGAGTTTATGAAAATGTTACAGGGTCACTGACACCGTTCAACTACTTCACAAGTGTGTTTCGCAATAGTGGTTATAAGTTTAAGTTAACAACTAAACCTAACTCTAGTAGGTGGGAAAACGCAGGAGACGGAGATACACGATTAGAAATGTTACAGAATGGCTTAAATAGATATTCTTTGGAATACACGTACGATGAAGCAACTAAGACATTTACTTTCACACCATATTTCGAGAATAAAGCAAAATACTATATTTCTAGCGAAGTAAATGCAAATAACATTCACCTTGAAGATGATGCCAACGAGTTGTGCACTTATATTCGTGGGTATGGTGGTTTTGATGATGACGAACACTTTAGAACAGCTGCGTTACAAGTTGAGTATACACATCCTTTAGCAACGCAATACGGTAAGTTAGAAGCTGAGCCAGTTATAGATGGACGGATAACAAAAGAAAGTACGATGAAAGCTAGATTAGAATCAGAAATCAATAACTCTTTTAAAACTTCATTGTCGCTTGATTTTATAGCTTTAAAAAAATACTTTCCTGAAGCAGTACCTAGATTAGGTGATGTAGTCCCAGTTAGAGATGATGTTTTAGATCTAAACGAAGAAGTAAGAATAGTAGAAATCAATACACAACGTGATGCCAATAACGAAATTATTAAACAAGATGTAACGCTAGGAGATATCAAGCGTAGAGATAGATATAGAAGAAGTATAAACCAAGCTGCTAATTTTGCATCGGGATTAGGTAGAAACGGTGGCATGGGAGCAAGCAAGAATTTTAAAGTTGTTACCAACAAGGTAAATGCAGTCACTTCTGTTGTGCAAAAAACAAACCTAACAACTGATGAAAAAGAACGTGTTAATCAGATATCTGATAACAGTATTACTCTAACGGGTGATGATGACAAAAAATACGCAATAAGTGTTGTAGGCGGTAAATTACAAGCTACATTACTAGGAGGCTAGATACATGGAACAAACATGGCTTATAAAACATCTCGATGATATATTCAACGAACATTTTGTTGGTCAGAATGAGCGTAACTTCAGAGAGATTGAAAAAGCATTAATCAACATACGTGAAATAGCTAAAGAACATGAAGAAAAGAAAGATTATGCACATAATGCTGAACAAATTAAGATATTTAATAACAAGTTAGACAAAGTTGTAGGCATGATGAAATCACAAATAGAGAATATTATCACGGGTGCTAATGGTGACGGTAATGCCGAACTGAAAGATGCACACGTTGCAATTGATGGTACAAAACATCAAACATTACAAGCCCGTTTGCAGAATGACTTATTTAAATTAGATGAGATATCAAATAGAGCTAAACAACTTTCAGATAAACATGAATTACAAATAAATAAAACGGCATTTTATGATGAAATTACTTCAACAAAAGGTCGTAAGCACGATACTTCTTATAAATTGATTATCATTCCACATAAGGACAAAGAAGGTAACTTGATTAAGCTTAAAAGAGGTATTGTAGGAGACGATAAAAGTCATCCAGAACACATAACACCTCGTGAATTTGCACAATTAAGTGGGGCAACCTTTGTAGCAAATGCTAGTACGGGTAGTGGCTCAAGATTAATGTTACATGGTCAACAAATATACGAAGGTAAAATATTAGACAGTGTTAAAGATTATGAACCTTTAAAAGATAGATGGACTATGACCATTGGAGATAACAATGAGTTGTACGCCTATCCACAAGCAGTAACAGCTTCTGAAATAAAGAAAAAAGGCATTAACAACACGGTCAGTGGTTTTGGTCCATTATTCCTAGATGGTAAAGTTGCATATCAAACAGGTATGTATAGTCCAAACAGTGAAGAATCACACCCTAGACAAGTAGTTGGCCAATTACCAAACAATGATATTTTCTTCTTCACATGTGATGGTCGTATTAAAACTGGTCAACTATATCATAAAGGTATGACATTACCAGAAGTAATTGATACATTACAAGATCACTTCGGTAAAGGTGACGGTAAAATTAAATTTGCATATAACTTAGACGGTGGCGGTTCAGCAGCGTCTATTTTAAATGGGCAAATGTTAAATAAATTAGTTGATAGTAATCATAAGGCAGAACGACCTGTGCTTGATTTCTTATATGTGGCCAAAGAAAAGGTACAACCTAGAGATAATGACATTCACAGAATCATGAATATGATTGGAGATTTAAGATATGATAACCAGTTCATTTTCGGAATGTTACAACATTACAACACAATTGAGAGTAAAGAACTTAACTTAATCAATGGTAATACTGGTTATGCAGGAATTGTAATGCGAGATGATAAACGTAAGCCGATGAGCAAGTTATATCTTGATAAACGTATAGCCTTTTATAGATATGACTTAAAGAAATCTATATTTATTGTGGACGATAGAGGTGCACACGTTAATGGAAAGATGTTAGCAAGAAAAGATAGCGCTCCAAGGCGAGTAAGGAATTGTAACACTATTAGATATGGTGGGGATTATCACGTATTAAGTGACGCTACAGGTTCTCCATATCCTAATCAATCTTCTGCAATAGTAACTCAATGGAACGTAGGTTCAATAGATTTCACGAAAGCAAGTTCAGCTATGCAAAGAGCAACGCCATTCGCTAGAAGTGCAAGCGTTAAGGAAAAACGTAGAACATATACTAAAAAAGATGGTTGGAGTCAGTGGTTTGAAGTCTAATAATCGGAGGTTTTTAAATGGTACAAAAATATGGTGATATAAAATTAGAAACATCAGCAGAGTATAAAGCACCTATTAAGACAAATATATCTTTTGATGATACAGATAAAGGTAGTGCAGTATTACGTTTCTTTTTAACATATGGCAATCAACCTTTGTTATTAGATGAAGCGACTACTGAACTATCGATTTTTTTAGTGGCACAAGATGGATATTTTGAGAAACATAATTTGAATTATGATGATCCATTAAACGGTAAAGTATCGGTTAAATTAACTGATACTTTTTTAGCACACAGTGGTTTAGCTAAAGGTCAAATTTACATTAAAGTTTTAGGTGAAAACAGTGTTATTACACAAGTTAAATTCACTTTTAATATTGAAGATAGCTTAATAAACGATATTCCTGCAGATGTTCAAATGAAAGAAATTAGGATATTCGCAGAATTAGAAGCTGAAATCAACAACATGGTAAATAACATCAATGAGAAACTATCAGATGGGCAAGCAGTTGTTGATGAAATGAACGCACTAATCAATCAAGCAAAGTTAGATTTACAACTTACGGTAAATACAGCTAAAGATGAATTTGAAGTCATTAAGACGACATTTTCAAACGACGTACAAACGAGTACTGACAATGCTAAGACGGAAATAGAAACGGCTAAAAATAGTGCGGTTAGTGATATAAACGCATTAAATCAATCTGATACTACTAATTGGCAGAAATCTAAGACTACTGAAGATACTGGCATGGCGATACTTATTTCCAGACCTGATTTGAACAACCTGGATGAGTATTTTAACAAAACAGGTTTTTACTATGTTACTCAGTCTACTGGGGGTCCACAAGGAGAAAATGGTAATGCTTTTATCAATGTTTATTTTAGAACAGACACACTAGGTAAAATAGTTTATCAAGCTTATAACTCTGACAAAGTTTATGTTAAACGAAAGGTAAGTGCAGGCGTATGGTCTGATTGGGTAATGTATGAATCTTCATCAAATAAAAACAAGCGTATATCATTAGGGAACATCACAACTAGTATTTTACTTCTCGCACCAGGATTATATGAAGGTATAATACCTGCACAATCAAATACAGTAGATGCGCCATTCGATGTAAATTTAGGTTCATATATTGCAGAAATCGATGTTTTCGAAGGTGCTAATGGTAGAAAACAAATCAGATTACGACATAACTACAGAAACCTTGAATATATAACTACTATCCACACGAATAATCAGTTCACTGGTTGGAAAAAGATAGTCACAGAAGAATATGGCAAACAACAAAATGCTGATACAGGTTGGATTGACTGGGCTCCGAAAAATGGTGCCATTAGACATCAAGAAGAATTAATTCAATCACTACCTTGCCAATATAGAGTGACATCTACAAACGGAATTACAAGGGCACATTTGAGAATATACGTAAGTAATATAACTACAAACGGTCAGTCAGTTGGTACGATTCCATCAAGAATCACTAAGGTTGCACAATCATTTGTTGTAAGAACACCAATAAATGTAACGCCTGCAGCTTTATATATTACTCCAGATGGTGAATTGACGATTAATATTAGACAGTCTGATTTTACTACATTGTGGAAACCACAATATTATGTGATTGGCGAGTTCAATTGGATAGTTGATGATGGTTACTTTGATGAATTAAATCCTGGTGGAACAAGTGGTTTAGAAGGTGAATCTGCTGACGATTTAGTAGATGAAGATATTGTTGAAAATCCAGACGATGACCCAGATTACGACGACCCAAGTGCTGGGGACCCAACAACTGATGAAGAACCATCCGACGAAGAAATAATAGAAGATGGAGAAGAAGATTTACCTGATTATGGCGATGCTTTAGATGAATTAGACGAAGATTTGGAGAGTGATAACAATGGCTAATCAAGTATGGGAATATGACGGCACACCTCATTTAATTATGAACCCTAATGATTTACCGGAAGAATATACAGATATACCACCAACTGATGGATTGTATTATCCTATTGTTTTTGACCCAGAATTACGCCAGTGGTTTGGTACAGATAAAGACGTGTGGGAAGAAGAAAATCCACCAGAAGAAGATTTACCCGATGATATCACGTCATTAAAGAAAATTATTCAGCTACAATCTGTGCAACTAGCTAGTTTAAGTACTAGAGTATCAACACTAGAAGGGGTTGAGAAATAATGACAATGCATGAAATGTTTTTAGAACAAGCTAAAATATTTTTTGATATGAATATGAATCCAATTTTTCTCGTTCCAATTGCAATCACGATGGAAGAATACAATCAAATAAGGGAACAATACTTCCCAACTACAGAGCCTACTGAATAATCAGCGGGCTTTTATTATTAAATGAAAGTGGGTGTCGTATGAATAAATTATCATTACCCGAAATATTATCTAGTACATTGTTATTTGGATTAGGAATTTTCACAATGTTTCGTGGTGTTTTTTGGATAGTGGAACAAGAAAAGGTATTAAATGATTCAGATTTTTATAGAGCACTTCATGAAATTATGCCGATATGGATTTGGGGTATCATGCTATTTGTTTCTAGTTCATTTCTTATAGGTGCAAGCTGGCTAATGCCTAGAAGAAATAGGTTGTTTCACTGGTTACTTTTACTAGGTGGAATAACATGTTCATTGATGTATTTGACTATGACAAGTGCAAGTTTATTCAATGCAATAAATTGGTTATCGCCAATGCAATTTGCTACTTTGTCTGCATCTTGTGGTGTTATTGCATTTTTCGGAGGTGCTGAAATATATGCTAGACGAAAGTAAATACGTTTTAAAATCAGAACACATCAAAGATATTGGCAAGGTTACAGGAAAAATAAAAGACGTAGATGCAAAGCATATGCAATTGCATAACGAGCTGAATCTGGTTGTCACAACAATTGGCAAAAGTACTGAATCACTTACTAAAACAAGTGAACGAACAAACACTATTTTAGAACGTATAGATGAAAAAATGGATGGATATAATGATCGAATTAAAGATGTTGAGTTTGATGTTGAAACAACCACTAGGAGAGTGGACAGTATTGAAAACTCTGTGACAGAAAGACAAAAAGGAAATGTGCAATTATGGGTAGCTATTGTTGGTGGTATAGCAACAGTTATTGTAGGTGCTCTAGGATTTGCACAAGTATTCTTTTAAGGAGTGATGTAATGGCTCAAAAACCGACAGCTACACAAGTAGCCAAATGGGCTAAAAGTGTTATAGGCAAGTCTATAAATGTTGACGGTGCCTATGGTGCACAATGTTGGGACTTAAATGCTTATATATCAATTAAATATTGGAATTATTGGCCACCTGGTAATGCTATCGCATGGGGATACAACAAGTTACCAAGTGGCTTTATTCGTTATAAAAACACTACAAATTTTGTACCTAAACCTGGAGATTTCGCTATATGGGGTACTGGCTCATTTAACAATGGTGTAGGGCATTGTGCGATAGTTGTTGGACCATCAACAAAAAGTTATTTCACAAGTGTAGACCAAAATTGGTACAACGCCAGTTGGTCGGGTAGTCCTGCAAGACTAGTTAAGCATAGTTATTACGGCATATCTTATTTTGTTCGTCCTCCATACAGAAAAGAAAATACGACAAGTAACAATAAACAAAAAGAAGACAACAAAAAAGAGCCTAATAAATCAACTACTGTTGAACCAGAGAAAAAAGAAGACGTAAAACCAACTTATAGAACAATCAAAACAATTAAATACACGACTTATGACGAAGATAAAGGCGAGATTGATAATATCTTCCAACATATCGTCGAAGGTAATTTACGTATTGGTAAACCTAAGGGCGTGACGATTCGTATGGCTCAATCATCACGATCAGTTCAAGAATTGTATAACGATAGGGATACCATTCCTAAAAACGACTTACCTCACTTCTATGTGGATAGAAATCGCATATGGTCACCTAGACATTCTAAGTATGAAGTACCAGGAGATATAAACAATATTGTTGTAGAAGTTTGTAGAGATATGAACGATGTTAAAAATGATTATCTCTTTAATGAAGCAACTGCTTTAATCATGGCAGTTACGATGATGGAAGAATATAAAATACCTTTAAAAGTTCAACATTTCAACGTTTCTAATACGATTTGGCGTGCGTTAAAAGAACATACAGGCTATGACGTGATAAAAGATGGTAAAGCAAGTAGTGGCGAATTATTAAAGCTTAAACAAGCGTTAATTAAATTCTATAACAATGTAGATGAATTCATGAATACAGCACCTAAAGAAATTGTAACTACTAAAAGAATAAAGATTGATGCTAAGAAAAAAGCGAGTAGCAAGGCAAGTAGTACAACAACGAGTTCAAGTAGTTCGTCTAGTAGTAATAAAGTGATTACAGATATGGACGTATCGAAATACACATTTGCTCAAGCGTTAAATAAGCAAATGAGTGTCAGTCCACAAATCAATGTTGGTCGAGGTTGGTACAACGCAAGTAGGTCACAAACACAAACGTATATGCACTCTACAAACATTAGAAAAAGTAATGTTCAAAGATATCAGATGCTTAATTTAGGTAAGTATCAAGGGATTTCTGTCGCTAAACTTAATCAATTATTAAGAAATAAAGGTAAATTGCATAATCAAGGTGCTGCATTTGCTAAAGCAGCTAAAACATATAAAGTGAATGAAATATATTTAATTGCCCATGCAATATTAGAGACCGGGAGTGGTTCTTCTTATTTTGCTAGTGGTGCCAGTGGTTACTACAACATGTATGGTATAGGTGCTTTTGATAGTAATCCTAATAACGCTATTACATTTGCACGTAATCAAGGTTGGAATACGGTTTCTAAAGCTATTATAGGTGGCGCAAAGTTTATCAGAAATAATTATATATCTAAGGGACAAAACACTTTGTATCGCATGAGGTGGAACCCTAAGAGTCCTGCAACTCATCAATACGCTACTGACGTTAGGTGGGCTAATCATCAAGCGACAACGATATATAACTACTATAAAAAGATTGGTAGTAAAGGTAAGTATTATCAATATGATAGATACAAATAAGGAGTGGTTAAATGGCAATCTACAAAAATAAAGACATAGAAGTTAATATTAACGAACAAGGCGCTGAATATGGTAATATTGGCGCTAATTTTTATACAGAGGATAAAAGTACAACTTCTGTAAGAATTAAAGTTAAACATCATAACCAACCTTTAAATTTAGATAAAACAAATTTAAGACCTAAATTAGACCTATTCCTTAGCGATGGGTCTATTTTTATAGATGAAAAACTAGAAATAGTCATAGGTACGGAAGGGCTAATACAATATAAAGTTAGCGATCAAGTTATTAAACACGTTGGTAAAGTGGATGCAAAACTATTTTTAGTTAACGAAACAATTTCAATACATGTAGCGAATTTTAACTTCAATATTAATGATAGTGGTATTACTGAAAAAGTTGATAAAGAAATAACTGTTAACTTAGTTGATGACAGTGTCAGACGTATTATACAAGAAAACGCTATCGAACTATTAGGTGAAGGTTTTAAAGATGAAGTTTCTATAGAATTACAAAATTATGTTACATCAAACACTGAATTATTCAAAGGACCAAAAGGTGATAATGGTGAACAAGGATTGAGAGGTATACAGGGGCCAAAAGGTGACAAAGGTGATAAAGGAGACCAGGGTCCGCAAGGAATTCAAGGTGAGCGTGGTATACAAGGAGAACAAGGAGTACAAGGTATGCCTGGATTAAAAGGTGATAAAGGGTTAGATGGTATGGATGGACAAGATGCTGACTATCAAATTGTTCAAGGTATGATAGATTCCAGCGTTAACCCAATAGAAAACGATGTTTCTGGTATTGAAAAAAATATGAGTAAAGTTTATAAACAATTGTCTTCCTCGGTAGAAATTTATGTTCAAAAATCCGGTAATGACATCACAGGAGATGGTAGCTCTACCAATCCATTTAAAACTATACAAAAAGCTGTTAGTACTATTCCAAAACTAATCGAAAAAGACCACTTCATTAAAGTTGGTGAAGGAGAATATGACGAAGAAGTTACTATAAAAGGAATTTCTGGTTCATCTGTTTGGATATCTAGAGCAAATGGAATTGTTGACCCAACTACAGTTAGACCAAATGTTAAAGTGAAATCAATAACATATTACGATTGTAACGCATATTGCAAAGTAGAAAGTATAGAACAATTAAACGCTAATTCTATAAATGGGCAAGGTTTTATAAGATTTAGTAGATGTTCTTATGGAACAGTTCATGCTTGTTTAATGGATGATGGAACAATAACAAAACCTACGTTAGTTTGGGATAGATCTGGTGGGGGATTTAATTCCTGTCGTTTTGAAAATCAAAGACAATGCGTGAATTCTATGAATGGTTCAGCAATAAGATGTGACTCTACTAATACACACGGTGCAGTAAAATCAGATATTGGTATCGTAGTTCAGGCAGGAGAAGTTTTCTATAACGGAGAAATTACTTGGATTGAAGGTGCAACTAGACCAGAAAGTTATGTTCAAGGTGGAATTATAAATAAATATGCTAAAGAAATAGATTTAAATACAATTAATGGTTGGAATAGTTACTCTACTGATTATAGACCTAGGGCTTTAAGAATGCCTGATGGAACAGTTCATTTATACGGTCTTATAAAAGACGGAACGCCCGGTAGTGGTTCAGTAGCTTTCACACTACCAAAAGGTTATATACCAAAAGTGAAGGGTATATTTGGTGGGTTCGTTTCTGATGGTAGTATAGGAAAAATATTAATTGATACTTCTGGTAATTTCGCAGTAGAAAGTATGACAGGTCAATATATTAGTTTATCTGGAATCAGTTTTTATGCTGGTTTTTAATAGGAGGATGTAAAATGAAAAATATAGATGCAGGAACTTTAACGAGAATTATTGTATTAGTATTAGCTTTAATTAACCAAGCGTTAGCTTTAACAGGTTTTAACCCAATACCAGTAGATGAAGATGCATTATATCAATTTATCTCAATGGCATTTATGGGTGTAGCAAGCATATGGGCATGGTGGAAAAATAATCCAGTAACTAAAGAAGCTAAGTGGGCAGATGAGAAAAAGAAAAAGTATAAAGCAGAAAAAAAGATGGCTAAAGCAACAGGATATGCACCGGTTACTGAAGAACCAGTGGATGGATTAACAAATAAATAAAAATTTTAGGGTGACCCAATTATGGGTTGCCCTTTTTTAATGAGGTGAAATAATGACAATTACAAAAACTCAAGCAGAAGCTTATTCATACATGAATAAACTAGCAGGTAAAGGTTGGGACTTTGATAATGCTTTCGGATGGCAATGTTTTGATTTAGTTAACTTTTATTGGAACTACCTAACTGGTGGTCAATTATACGGACTATATGCAAAAGACATTCCGTTCAAAAACAACTTCGAGGGACTTGCTACAGTTTATGAGAATACACCTTCATTCTTACCACAAAAGGGTGATATCGTAGTATGGAATGGTAACTGGGGTGAAGGTTGTGGTCACGTTGCAATAGTGCATTCAGCTAATATAAATACATTCGTATCACTAGACCAAAACTGGTGGGGTGGTGGAAGAAATAAAACAGAAGTAGCACAATACATCACACACACGTACGATTTTCCTATGTATTTTATCAGACCTCATTTTAAAGCTAAAGCTACTGTTAAAAGTAAAGTGGCTAGTGTAGCTAAACCTAAAACTACAGTAACTAAAAAGAAATTCGTTCTTGTTGCTGGACACGGATATAACGATCCAGGCGCAGTTGGAAATGGAACAAATGAACGTGACTTTACTCGTAAGAATATTATTGATAATGTGGCTAAATACTTACGTTCAGCAGGTCATACAGTAACGTTATACGATAAGAAACAAGATATGTATCAAGATACGGCATATGGATATAATCGTGGCGATACGAAGAATTACGGGCTATATTGGGTTAAGAATAAACTTAAACCAAATGCCGTAATTGAGTTTCATTTAGATAGCGCAGGTGCGAGTGCGAGTGGTGGTCACGTTATTAAAAATGCTTATGCAGAAGATAGTATAGATAAAGGTATACAGAAAGCTCTAAAGGACACAGTAGGTACTATTAGAGGTATAACAACTCGAAACGATTTACTCAACGTTAACGTAGCTTATAATCAAAATATAAACTATCGTTTAGTCGAGTTAGGCTTTATCACAAGCAAGAAAGATATGGATTACATCAAGAAGAATTTACAATCGTTCACTAAAGCAATAGCTAGTGGTATCAACGGTAAGCCGATAGGTGGAACACCTGCAGGTAAAAGTAAAAAAATCACATGGGCTTGGAAAGGTCGATTTACTGCGAAAACTAAAGATAAACGAGGTTTACCAGTTAGAAGGTCCGCAGGTAAAACTGGTAAGTTAGTTCCCACATCTGATTGGATTAAAAATGGTCAGTGGGTTGATTTCGTTTCAGTGACTAAAAAGGACGGTTACTGGTGGGCTAAGTTCCAATATCCTAACGGCGCTAATAAAAAGTACTTCTATGTAGCAGTATGTAAAATTAAAGATAAAAACGAGAAGATTAAGAACGAAAAATATAAAGGTACAATTAAGTGGATTTGATAAAAGTCTATTAAATAATAATAATATTTGGTATAATACAATTATAAAATTTAGGATGTGGTTAAATGGTTAAAATTAGAGAAAAAGATTTAAAACATACAACTACTTATTTAGCGTTTCGTGATAGTATTAAGAAATTTGATATTAAAACATTGAGTGATATGATCGATAACGGGAACTATAACGAAGAACAAGAAGACATAATTAATAAAATAATCCAAGAGAAAACAAACTAA